TGGGCAAAATATACCGCTAATGTATCATCTGTAGCACTGGGAGCAGGAGGAAGTATTCCTCTCCCAGACTCATCCAAGTTTGAACGCAAAGACGACTGGACAGAACTATGTGTATATCACACATTAGCAGAATATCTATATCCGCACATTGCGGACTTTGGAGACGAAGCAAGTCCAGAAGTTGCTAAAATCACATTCTACAGAGACAAGTTAGAAAGTCTCTACAATGAGTTATTAGCAGTGGGAGACTGGTATGATGATGATAACGATGGCACTGTTGAAGACAGCGAAAAACTTCTAAATCCTCGTCAATATAGACGCACAAGAGGCTTTAGAAAAATAGCAGAGGTAAGATAATGCGTAGTGAAATACTAACATATCTAACTACAGAACTAAAAGGTAAAGGTGTAAATGTGTCGCAAGAACTTCCGTGGTTTAGCGGCACAGAACCGTTGTATAATAAAAATATGAAAACGGTATATCTTGACCACGAAGAAACTTCGCAAGAAGTTATTATAGAAGTGTTTGGACCCTGCCCTGATGTAGTTGAAGAAACTACAAGCCTCGTTGCATATCTTCAAGTAGATGCTAAAAATCAACTTCCTAATATATCTAATATATTAAGTATCATAAAAAGTGCTAAAGATATTAGCACAATAGTAAGCGTAGGAGATAGACTATGCGATATAGAAACAGAAATCGTTTCTGACAATATTCTATATACTATCACCTATAGCATCACACGAATAACATAAGGAGACACATCGTGGCATATATTAACGCAATCACAGATGGTAATCAACCTCGTGTTCTTGTCCGTGTAAATGATGGAACAGATCCAGTAGTTAGCGACTTTCTAACAACAGGAACTGGCTCACCAGTAGCACACACCGTAAATGCAGGAACACTTGATTTGGATGGACTACAGTCTATTACCGTCAATAACACACCAGGAACATTCAGATGGCAGACATTAGACTCTGCATCAGAGAATGTTATCACAACTGTAAATGTCAATAGCATTGCATCAGATTTCGTATTAGACGAAAACAAGTTCTTTGGAACAGGTGTAGGCGCAGACGCAGACGACAAAGGTGTATTCAACATTTCTAATGATAAAACACAAGTTGATGTATTAGTTGCATTCAACGGCATTAGAGAAGACGATCACATCGTTATTGCAAAAGGATACATTACAGGTATCGCACCTAATACAACACCTTCAGCACCAGTATGGGTATCACCTATTACTATTGAAGTTGATGGCGACTATAGTTATAGTCAGTTAGGCGCAACTATTTCGTAATAGTTAAAAAAACAAGTATCCCCTCTAAATAATGGGGGGATACTATACTAAATACAATATAGATTTATTATAGGATTGTAGGAATATAGGAATGTTGGAAAAAAAATCGTTTGAAGAATACTCTCAATCACAACTCATAAAAACATTAGAAGAAGAAGTAGCAAAATCTTCTTCAGAACTTCGCACGGCACAAAGCAGGCATAGATTCTTATTATCTCTAATACACTATATGAAAAATAAATATGGAGATAAAATCAAATGAGCGACAAAAAGACAATAAAGGATTTCGTAGCAAAACCTCAACTGGAAGCAATATCTACAGACAGCGAACTAATGCGTGGAAAATATGCACAAGATTTAGAGTTCTATGTATATGATTATATTCCTCTTGCAAAGTTCTATAAACTAACAGATGCAAAAGACAAAACAAGATTAACAGAAGACTGGGCGTTTGAAAAACTACTATCAGAGTATGTATATGACGAAGACGGTAATAAAGAGTTTGACGATCTGTATGCAGATCCTATAGTATCACACGCAATCTGGAATACAATAATGGAATACTATACAAAAAAGTATTTGGGCAGCAGATTGACCCAGAAGTAATAGATGGTAGAACAGCAATGATGCTAAATGTAGCCAAAATGGCAAAGGACTTACACTTACTTCCAAGTCAAGTTGAAAGCCAGGCTACAACATATGACTTGATGGTATTAGATGTATATAGCACTTATACAAACTATCAAACAGCCAAAAATAACCCTTCTGCTGCCGTAGAACGCAACTATTATAGCCAGGATCAACTACAGGAAATACTAAATAGTAATAACAAAGAAGAAGAAGAGTAATAATGGGTAAAGCAAGCAGGAGACTAACATATCTTAACAAGATACTGGATGAAACAGACTTAGTAAAAGAACTATATCCAGTGTTTAAGTCAAACACGCCAAAAAGAAGTGGTAATGCAAGACGAAAGACATTAAAGTCAGGCAACGGCATTAAAGCCGCATATCCTTATGCAGGTAAGTTAGATGATGGTTATAGCAGTAAATCACCCAAAGGTATGACAATCCCTACAATACAACACCTTCGTAGTTATATTAAAAGGAAACTAAACTAATGGCACAAACAATAGAAGAAATCTTATTAAAGATTAAAGTCCAGGGCAAAAAAGACCTGCGTGATATTAAAAGCGGCATCAAAGATGTAGGCGACAATATGACAGCGGCAAATGTCAAGGGCAATCTATATGCTGACGGTATTAAACTCATATTAGATAATATGGTAGATTTAGGTAAAGCGTTTATAGCAAATGCAGACACATTTACTAACTATACAAATCAACTAAATGTCCTAACAGGTTCTCAAGCAGAAACAGCAAGAACAATGGAGTTGCTTCGTGATGTAGCAATAACAAACAGAGCCGCATTTGGCGATACTATAGATTTATATACAAAGTTATCACTTGCAACAGAAAGTTTAGGAAAAAGCCAAGAAGAAATAATAGCAGCAACCAGTTCCTTCCAAAAAGCATTAGCACTATCAGGAGCAGATGCAAATACAGCGTCAGGTGCTATTAGACAGTTTGGACAAGCAATGGCAAGTGGTCAAGTTAGAGGCGACGAGTTTAACAGTATTGTAGAAGCATTAGGTCCAGCACTAAACATTATGGCCAGAGAAACAGGTATAAGTGTTGGCGAACTTAGAAATATGTCGCAAGCAGGCGAACTAACATCAGAAGCATTCTTCAAGATGCTAACAGAAACAAAAGCACTAAACGAGGCTATGGCTCTAACAACAAGAACAAGTGCCCAGTTTGGACAAATATTAAAGGACTCTTTCGCTCAAGCAGGTGCAGATATAAATGAATCAACTGGAGCCACAGGTATATTCAATCAAGTATTATATGGAACATCAAGAATCGTTGATGGACTATTTGGAAATCTAACAGAAACCGCCAAGGCATCAAATGATGAGTTGCGCAACAGTGAAGATGTAGGATTAGCATTAGCAGAAGCATACTTTAGATTAGGACAAGAAGAAAACGCACTCTTCAGAGATACAGACAAATATAAAGAAGCAGCAGATTTAGTTGCAGAGTTAGAACAAAAAATATTAGATCAAGGCGATGCAGCAGAAAAACAAGCAATAGAAACAAAAAGGTTCCAGCAAGCACTATCAAGCCTAAAAACAGAACTCAAAGATGCATTATCAAATCAAAGCGAATATAACAAGATAATATCTGCTTCGCTATCACCGTTAGACAAACTTAACACTCAAATAACACAAGCAGAAAGCGATATAGAATCACTATCAGCAGCACTTCAAAAAGAAGGTGCAGATCATATTGATGTCGCAAACAAGTTAGATATTGCAACACAAGCACACAAACTATTAATACAAGAAAGACAGAATCTTATAAATCAAGGTGAAACACTTGATGAATATGGTAAGTTCTATTTGGACATATTAGATACTGTAGATGCAGAAGCAAAAACAATAGAAAATCTAAACTATGCTCTTCAAGATTTAGCAACGCAAAGAGAAATATTAGGTGATGAAAAATATGCAGCAGCAGTAGCATTAGTAAATGAGCGGTTAGAAAAATACAAAGAAGAAACTAAAGAAACTACTAAAGAAATACAAACATTAGCAGAGTTCCAAAAAGCACTAACAGACGAAGTAGATGAAAGTGCAAGAACACAAGAATATGCTACACAAAGTATAGATATCTATAGACAAGCGTTAGAAGATGTAGGATACACTACAGAAGAAGTAGCACAAAAAATACAAGATTATAAGGATCAGTTTGGATTAGAAACAGAGATATCTGCTATAGAAGCATTTAACCAGAAATGGAAAGAACTATCAAACGATGCTACAGATGAAATCAAAATGGCACAAGAACAAGCAAGTATCTTATTTGGCGGTATGGAAGATGCTATAGATCAACTTGTAGATAACGGTAAGATAAACTTCTCAAGTCTTGTAGATAGTATGATCAAGGATATGATAAGAGCACAACTTAAAGCAGCCGCAACAGACATATTTAGTAGTGTATTAGGCGGCGGAAACATATTCAGCAGTATAGGAAAAGTATTTGGAGGATTGTTTGCAGACGGTGGATATTTACCATCAGGTAAAGTAGGAATCGTAGGAGAAGAGGGTCCTGAGTTTATAAGCGGTCCAGCAAATATAACACCTATGGATAAAGTAGGTGGTGGATCACAAACTATTAACTATAATATCAATGCTGTTGATGCTCGTTCGTTTAAGCAAATGGTAGCAGCAGATCCAGAGTTTATACATAGTATAGCAATGACAGGGGCAAGAAATATGCCTAACAGGAGAAGAGTATAATGAGCATACAAACAATAATAGACGGTGCTACTAATATTAGTATCAATAGAAGAGCAATAGCAGCACAAACTATATCACGCAGCAATAGAATAAAGACAGCAGAGCGTGGAGATAGAGTATGGCAGTTTGATATTGCACCTCCTCCAGGATTAAAGTATGAAACAAACAGAGACTTATTAGAAGAGTTAGATAGAGTAGATAGAATACTACCAGAAACAGTAAGTTTCTCTAACAATCCTAATATGACCTGGATCACAGAATACAAAGGCGAACTAACACCTACTCAACTTGCAGATTTAGAAATAAGCAGTGTAGGCAGTAATACTATAACACTAACAAGTCTTCCTCCAGTAAGCAGTGCTACAGTAATGTTTGCAAAAGGCGACTATATTCAACCTGTAGGAAGTGCTTATGCATATACTATAACAAGTGAAGTAGTAAGAGGCGGTAATAGCACAGTAGTAGTAAATCTGCACAGAGGACTATTAGACACGCCAAGCGCAGGCACAAATATCAACACAGGCGATAGCATAACCTTCTATGTGCAAGCATTATCTATGCCCACATACAGCATAACACCAGGTAGATTTATAGCATTTAATGGCGATTTACAACTAATGGAGGTGCTACCATAATGACATTAGAAACAGCAGTAAGTCAAGATTATATAAACACCTGCTTTCTAATGGACTTAGAGGTAGATAACACAACATATTATATCACAGATGCATACAAAGAAATCACGCATAACTCTAATACATATACACCGTTAGGACATTTATTAGCAGTAGGCGGTTTCGTGTATGATGCACAAACAGGTGTAGGTAATGTAGATTTAGCACTATCAGGAATACCTACAAATCCAAGTATGATGAGTTTAGTATTAGGCAGTAATGTAAAAGGCAGCAGCATTAGTATATATAGAGCATTTATGGATGTAGATACACGCAACCCTATAGGTGATGGTGTATATCTACGCTTCAAAGGTTATGTAGATGGATATACTATCACAGAAGACAATGATGACAAAGATAGAACAAATACCGTTAGTTTAACCTGTCATAGTCATCGTAATATTCTACATAATAAAGTAAGCGGACGCAGAACTAATCCAAGAGATATGAAACGCTTCTATAGCACAGACACATCTTTTGATAATGTGCCTACACTACATAATAAAGCATTTGACTTTGGTATGCCCTATAGAGGTAATCAGTTCGTAAATGACTCAATAAGAGATTTAGGCCCAGGACAATCAAGCACATATACAGATCCTATTACAGGTGATATCCATACAGTGAGTTATTCAGCAGTATGATCAGATTAGGCACTCATAAAGACGCATTAAGCATAACAGAGTTAGTTATCAAGTTTCTAACAGAAGATAATGCTTATACAAGTCATACTACACAACCAGATAGAGAACATATCTATAGTATGATAACAAAACTATTACATATAGGGTATGTATGGGTGTATGAAACAGACCAGCGTGTAGTTGGTGTATTAATAGCAGTAAAAGAACCTAACTTATGGTATCCAGACAAAGTGTTTCTAAAAGAAATGATATACTATGTAGAAGTAGATTATAGAACAACATTAGCAGGCGGAAAACTATTCGTAGCATATATGAAAGAAGGTGCTCGCTTGTTAAAAGAAAACAATGTAGTAGGTTATACAGCAACAAGTATGGAAACTACTACTAAAGACTATAACTTAGAAAAAAGAGGATTTACTCCTAAAGAAACATTATATATGAAGGAAATATAAGATGGCAATATTTACAATGGCAGCAGGCTCACTTGTAGCATCAGCGTTTGGAGCAACCTTCGCCGCAACTACATTAGGAACTATTACAACAAGTATAGTTGCAGCAGGATTAGGATCAGCAACAAGTAGTATATTAGGCGGTGGAAGA